GCTAAAATCGAAGAAAAGTCCGAAGAACCCGGTGAAGAAGTCTCGTCCGCGTAAGATAAAAAATATTAATTAGTAATAAGATGTTGAGTGTAATTCTAAATTTGATTACATTATTAATTGTCGCCGCATTATGTGTCTTGTTTTTTACCTTGAAGAAAAAGAGAAAAAACAAGAAAGAAACCGATACAGCTTACGATGTCGCAACGGATATGTTGAAAGATCCGCTCATTGTGAGTCGCGCGTATTTCACCGAATCAAAAATCGGTGATATTGGTGATTTTTCTGGTTATTCGAATCCCGAATCGGAAATTAAGAAGGTTTAAGTATGACGGGCTGCATTGTCTTACCCATAAAAAATCCTAAAATAAAACCAACAAATACTATAATATAGGTAGTTTTATCTATTGATGCAAAAATATCCATAGGCTGACTCGGTGAAGAATTCATTGGCTGCCATTGTTGTTGCATCATTGGGTACATAGGCGGCGGGGGAGGTGGCGCGGAGTGCATGGGCTGGGCGTATATGGGTGTGGAATCTTCGTACGGATCGTCGTGAATCTCCTGGTTTTGTTTGTCTATAGAATCAACTTCGGATTTATAGTCGATTGGATTGCCTATATCAGTCTCCATTTATTAAATAATTGCTCTTTTTTTTAAGCTAAAATTACTCATCCCAATCTTCATCCTCCTCTTCATCTTCGCTGACAACGAAACCCTTTAAGTTTCCGTTTTCATCTTCTTCGTCATCTGTTTCGTCAAATTCGGAGTCTTCTGAGTCGTATTCGTCTTCTGTATCGAGGTCGGAATTATCCCACCCTTCGTCGTATTCGTCCTCACCGAAATCGTCATTAACAACTGTTTCGGTTGGGACAAATAATTGTGGTTTTTTAACGACGCGTCCATACCTGGTACGTATAGCACCCTCGCTGATGTTAATATTTTCCATTTGTTCGACTAACGTGGCCATTTAATAGATATTAGTAAATTCTTCTGTTTAAGTACTTTGGATGGAACACCTCGTTATTGTTTATCGCATTATCCATTAATCTCTTTTCAAATGTATAACCTATTGTGTTTGATAATTGGTGTATCTCATCCTGAATGCCCAAATTCTTTGTTTCGCCGTACAGTCCCAGGTCTTCTAAACGATCGAGAGCTTCTATTAAGTATTGTTGTGCTACTCTGGGGCTATGTTCGAGGCGTTGTGCCAATTTGAGTTTGGATAGGTATTCCATATAGATTTCAGGCTCAACTCCTGAGTATTTATGGACTTTTTGTTTCAGATCCTTGAGGGTATCGACCCGCTCTTTAATAGACTCTTCTTTATATAATAATTTATATACCACAAATGATGAAGCACATAAGAGGACAAGCGCCATTTAACTTAGATGTATTTTTTATTTCGGGTATAAAACCCCCATCACTCTCGGGCTAATATTATATATTTTACCCTTCTTGATTTTACATATTCCACAATCTTGGTTAATCTTTCCTTTGTTCGTGAGGATGAAGCTTGTACATTTGTCATCGTGATTCTCTCCTGCTATTTCGCAATATGTAGAAGTTGTTCCGATTATATAATTCTGTCTATTCTTTTGTATCTTGATAACTTTCAAATTTGAATGTTTTTTGTCTATATGTTTTGTGATGAATTTCTCAACATCTTCCTTACAATCCATTGGATTTATTCCAGTGTTATTCGTGGTGGTACTTTGTTTCAATCCTATACATTTTCTCATTTCCACCTTTTCGGGATATAGCTTATCCACGATTGACGGATTTAGTTGGTACGTGCGCCCCACAAAATCTTTACAATATCCATTTCTTCTCCCATCTAAAGTATCACACGTACAAAAGCATTTTTGTGCTATTCTATCGCCACTTATATAGAAATACACATGATTCGATCCATGATTTCTTCCTATATTTTCACAGTATTTAGAATTACTAGAAATCAGGAATCTATGTTCGAATTTAAATAACTTTGAAACTCGCGCTTCATCTTGGCCGTTTATATTTTTCTTGATAAACCGTTCTATCTCATATTTTAACTCTACATCATCTACTTCATCTTTAGTTTGTATTTCCGTGAATGACCCCTCTTTTACTGCCTTTGTCGGTCCTTCTATCGTAACAAAATCAGTTGAATCCGTTCGTACAGCGGACATGGCTAGAATCTGGGCGTCCGGTGTCTGGCCTATTCTCGTCAATGAACTTAATAATCCACCGGGTTTAAATACAAATATAGGCAGATATGGACCTTCGGTAATACCCTTTGTCATTTTGTGTGACCATGGCATTCTGAAACCACTCCCCTTCGAACGTTTAGTTACATCTCCATAGACCGCGGAATCTATGATACTTTCCCAATCCTCGGAACCCTTTGCTATATATAACGCAACTAATATGTGTTCTCGTAAAGCGATCGCACTTTTTTGATCTACGACAAATCCGGGAAAATTTAAATGTACTCCCGTTTTGATTTTATCACCCGCCGGTTTTGGTTGTGCTACCGAAATTAGACATTCCCTTCCGCCCTTCGTCATAACCTTGTTACAAATTATTTTACATATATCTTGTATATCATTCAAGTTTAACGCTTCTTCGGCTTTGTAATCTATATCTACGAAAAAATTATAATATTTTGTCTTCTGTTCGACTACATATATCTTTTCTCCCGACAACACACTTTCCGTGTATTTATCGTAAAATTCACTCAATCTATCAGATGGCACGGATAGGACTCCCCCATTCATGAGCACATGTGATAGCTTGTTACCGCCATGATCGAATTTTTGTTCTGCGCACCAGCGCTTGAACATACTTACATTTCTTACGATTCTATTTTTTAATACCGTCTAATTGAAGCAGAGATGGAAACATCTGCAAATTCTTTATCTGTAGCAAGCTCCTTTTTTAAAGTTAGTAATTCATACACTGTTCTTGTAGCGAGTTCGTCCGCCTTTTCTTTTGCGTCATCTTCTGAATACCCTCTATTCTCTATGAGTAATTCTCGGATTTCACGTAAAATATAAGCCTTCGATTTCATCCTATTTTATAGAAAATGTTTTTCTATTCAGTGATTGAACACAGGTATAAAATTCCGGATTTTTAATGATATTATCCACGATCAGATTCCACCTTTTTCGACAATTATATTCTTCTAATGTATCGAAATTCATGAAATCATTTTCGTCGAATGTCTTTTTTATTGGTTGTTTATTTGCTTTCTTTGCTTGACATTTTGCTTTTTCGTCATAAAATTTTTTGATAAGTGCGTGTTGGTCATTTCGTTTCCAATCAACGAAAAAAATGAACACATTATAGACCAAGTCCACAGTTGGACTTTCTTTTACTGTAAATACAAACGACGTGTATTCACCTTTTTTGAGTGATACTATACCTCTTGTTTCTTCTTCTAGTTCTCTTAGAGCACATCTAAGCGGGTTATAAATTTCCCGTCTTCTGCATCCTCCTGTAACAAAAATCCAATCTTTAAATCTTCGATCTCTCACGGTTAAAAACCGTGGCTTTGCGTCTGCGAAACTAACCGGAATCGCTATTGCTTTGTACTTTTTCATTGCTCATTTAGCAAGTTACAATATATGAATATGATTATTTCACAGACATTGGCTCGGCTACCGGAGAAATCGGCGTAACAGATTGGGTTGGCTTTTCTGGTTGCGTAGAAGGCTTTCCATCATTATCCTCTTCATAATCTTCGTCATCTTCTTCCGACATACCGTCGTCATAATAACTTAAACTATTCAGGTGATTGGCCATTTGAGAGGAAAACGTCTTCATTTCAGAAACGTCATTTCTTGTACTTTTTAATTCACTGTAGAGGTAGAGGCTCCCTAGAACGCACATAGCGAGGGCAATAAGCATCATTGTTTCACGATCAAGAGAGAACATATTGGTATAACTAATATATTACCGTCTGAACTTTTTAAGTTCCTATAATCGCACCCATATGGACACCTTTATTACTCGGAACTGTATAACCCGCGTCTCTACCAAACTGAAGTGCGTCGTAATGAGGTTCCTTTGATTCCGGAGAAACGCTTCTGCGTACATTGGTCACATTTTCGTCGTATGGAATAGGTTTTCTATTCTCCGACGACTCTACTAGCTTAGGATCCACTATTCTTTCCAGTGTCCTGGACTGGGGATCATAGGTTAGCACAAATACGAAAGCAAGTAAGAACAGGGCTGTCCAGAACATGCTTATTTCTAATATAATTATCTATTTTTTTGATACTGTTTAGTTGGCATACACAAGACCGGCCATGCCGTTTTCTATGCGCATAATGTTGTAATTCACGGCATAAATTGCATCAAGCGAGCTGCTACCGGAGTTGACAATACGAGCCGAATCGAGACGCGAGAAATTTAAGGAACCAGTGGGCTGTAACTTGGCCGTTTCCAAACAGAACGGGTAAATGAAGAGAGAAGTCTTCTTGTCACCCGTCGAGTTCGCAACGTGGTAGTAGCTGCTGACCGCAGAGTAGTTCGGCATCGTGAACTTGTAGTCACTGCAATCGGTACCGTTGATTTGGAGCTTGGTCTTGTTCGTCGCCGTCATCATACCGTTAGCCGAGCAGTTCGACGCGAGGAACTTCACCGGGTGATTAAACGAAAGTTCCTGAACCTTGGCCTGACTGGCGATAACCTTTTGGGTTTGGGTAATCAACAAGTTCATCGGCTTAGAGGACAGAACCGTACGTTCATCCGTGTCCAAGAAAATGTAGTTCGCGTAGGCTTCCCACTTGTTGCTAGCCGCGGAGGCACCCCAGTGAATTCGGAGTTCGACATCGTGGTATTGCATGGCTATCAACGGAAGAGCGGATTGCCAGTTTTCGCAAAATTGAAACCTGAGAGGGTAAAATTGTTCTCCCGCGGCGCCACGGAAGATACCACCACCAACCGACTTAGAGGAAGACGTGGATAAAAGTTCCGGCGCAATCATCGTAGAGAATGTAGAATCTTGTTCATCGATCAATTGTCCACCAACGAACAGTTCGACCTTGGAAATCTTGGAGGCCCAATCGGTCACGGTGGCAGATTGAGTACCATTGGTGTGAATCGGGGCAAGATAAACATAGGACAACATGTCACCCTTTCTCTCGAAGCGAATGGAGGACATGCCATTGTTTTGGATGTTGCCTTGTATGACCTGACGTTCACAGGACTGAGAAAAATTCGTCGCACGTTTGTACGTAGAGCGGAAAAAGCTGACTTCGGGTTGGCCGACCAAATGGGCATCTTGAGCACCGACGGCCACTAATTGCGCAATTCCACCAGACATGATTTATATTATATGGAGTTTTTTATTTTGGCGAGTTCATCCTCAAGGGACTCAATTTTGGATATCGCTTTCTGGAGTGCACCGTACATGGATGCGTATAATTGGTCATTATTTAGGAACTTGACATCATCGATACCATATTTTTCTTCGATTGTATTAATTGATTTTGGCATATATTCCTCTACTTCCTGAGCTATCCAACCGAGGACATTCTTGTCCTTCTGGTACTCACTGAAACCTTCCAAGTCATCTCTCCATCTGAATCTTCTGAGGGGAATGCTTTTCACTGTATCGTAACACATATCAATATTCGCATCCTGGATATTTTCTTTTAGACGGCGGTCTGATGTAGATGACCATGACCCTCCTCCAGTCTTCGCTGCCGTTCCTGTGACTTCTAGATCAAATGTCGGACTCGCAGTTTTGATACCCACTTTACCATCGGTGACAAGCGAGTTGTCTGTATTCGTAAATTGAATTGTTTTAGACGTCGTATTGCCTGTATTTGTTATTTGCTGGAGGGTATATGTCGCCGATATAGCAACATTGCCCAATGTTATCTTTTCTGCCAATATATTACCCGAAACAGAAAGAACATTACTGCCCGTATCTTGTATGAATAAATTGGAACCAACATCCAAGGTGTGCGTTGGGTTGAGATTGGATATACCATGTGCGGGTGAATCGGATTTGAAACCGATAGACGGATTCAAGAAACTGATTGTATTTGTAAAGTTAGTACCGACATTAGACAAGAAACCACCATCACCGTAAAATTTATCCGCTTCTATGCCTTGTGTTGCGATTAATTTACCTCCGCTATTGAAACTTACGGTGGTACAATCAATAAGTTCGCCGTCCGCGGCGTATCCCATAACGTTGGACGCTTGCGTACGGGCACTTAATGGTTTAATATATGTCGCATTTGGTCTTGCCGTTTGAAGTGGAGTCACTCCTGCGTTTATAGCAATCGTCGATGGGTGCTGATTATTGGCTCCCGCATAAAAACCAAGCGCAACGGAGTTCATTCCCTGGCCACTTTCACCGGCATGGAAACCCATGGCAACGGCACCTTCTGCTTGTCCATCGTAGCCCGCATTGGATCCCATCGCAATGGTAGCGTTATTTTGACCTATGTAAGCGGCTCTGTAACCTATACCTATACCATATGCCGATTGGGACGTAGCACCAGCCCCTTCGCCAAGAGATACGACGAACGGTTTTTGGCGAATGTTACCCTCCACGCGAATATCACCGTTTGCGTGAAGAACTCTACCCGGGAATAAAGCATTTGTACCTATTCCCACATCACCAGTAATGATAGTTTGGCCATTTACCGTTGCCTGTGTAGCCGTGAGACCCGTGGTAAAGAGTTTATTTGTTCCTCCCGTACATGCGTATCCATCTGTCAATAATTTATTTGTTGGACCCGATAAATCCATAACGAGACCATCCGTTGCATCATATTTCATTTGTAATGCATCAATTCGTAAATTTCCGGTTATGTGGAGTTGATCTTGAGGTTGTGTAATACCAATACCAACCCATCCACTATTTATGATGGTCATCTTAGGAGTATCGGAATTTCTGTCCTGGCCGGCTGCTTTTGTATCAAATCTTATTTCACCCGCACGCAAACGAATTCTATCATCTATATCGTTACCCTTGAATAGTAAAAGTTCCGATTTGGAATTTGTAGAGGGTGTGGTTTCGTCAAATACACGATTTTCAATCACCGTATCCTGGAAAGTATTATCACCCACCGTGCCACCGAAATATATAGATTTTGGACCAACCGTACTGTCATTTGTACCCACATATACATTACCAGAAATGGAGAAATCACCCGAATCATTGATTC